GGAGACTCGCGGAGTACTGTTTAAAGGTGCAAGACCTTCATGAGCCAACTGTGGATGTCCACGTCTCTCTAAGTGACCAGTATGACTGGGACTTTGGAAAACAGAAGATGTTGGTACAGGCTCTTTCTTGCATGAAGCTCGGTGACACTTGGCAGTGTCCCGTGGCTCGTCTCCTGTTTGACCGTGATACTTCCGGTCCCCAGGAGATCTTTTGCGCGATGGCAGCATAAGCGGCGAAAGCCGCTTAATCCCAAGCTCGAGTTATACTCTTTGCTGGTGGATCTATTTTCGCTTTTTTTTTAAAGGATTAAGGTATGAACCAGTTTTGACTGGGTTTTAAATCAAATCAATTAGTGTGCACGACCGTGAGCATGGTGGCAATTTTAATCTGTTGCCTTAATCAACCAATATGGGTTTGGTGGCCTATCACGTGTAATGCAACCTGCGGTAGTTTAGAAACAAACAAGTCATTTGTAATTAGTTCTCTTTCAATGTGCCTTCAAATTTAGAAAGGTTGGCCATTGCTGTGAGTGTTTTGACCTCTGTTCATGTTTATATTATCTTGGCCACGTGTAGTAAATGTCGTGTAGTGATAGACTCCCTGCCAGTCCTAGGCAGTGGTACTCTTACCTACAGTTGGCACACTTGGCGAGCCAGACGGTCACAAGTCCGTTCAATGCAGAGTGCACACATTAGCCTAAAGTTTTCAGCTATTTAGAAAACTCCCTGTGTAAGCAAGGTGATTAATGCTTTACGAACAAGAATTTTGAGAGTACCGATTTAGAGGTCCTGATGAGCTAGGTTGAAGTAGACACCCGTTGATAACAGACCCTTAAGGATGTGAGCTAATGGAACACCACCTGAAAGCTTGCACGTAGCCCCTTTTGCGTGTTGTCGATGTAGTTGTGCTTGCTACTATATACCTAATGTATCTGATTGTGATCTATGCGAGGCTCTCATGTCCATGCCGCCCATGTCTTCTTTTCAATCCAAACAAACAAACAAAAAACAAAAAAAAAACAAATCCGTCCGTAAGGCTTTAGCTCGGAAGCGATCGTCGCTTGCCCAGCTAGCTAGAAAGATTGGTAAACCTGCCAAACGTCAACGCGGACGTGGGCAAGTTTTTTCGGGTGTGAGACCCATGCCAGGACAGCGAATAGAGCAAACAGGTCTGCTGACTGCTAGGAATGCAGCCATGCTGAATAAGACTATGGTCCTCGAGGAAGATGAGTATATTATGGATCTAAATGGGTCTGTTAATTATGCTTGTACTTCAATAGCTGTTAATCCTGGTTCTGCGACGATGGCTCCCTGGGGGAGTAAGATTGCTGCGTTATACGAAGAGTATGACTATGAGCAACTTGAGTTCTACATCACTTCTGAAGTGTCAGGTTATGCCTCACAGGGCCAGACTGGTGTAGTAATTATGTCGTTTGATTCCGACGCATCTGATCCTGCTCCAACAACAAAGCAGCAGGTGGAGGCAACCAACCCTCATACGGTTCCGTGTTTGCCTTCAACGAGCGTCGTTAGACTTACCATAGACTGTAATAATGCCAAGGCCCTGGACGCGAAGTTTGTTCGACCAGGTGCACAGCCGGCCAATACTGATATCAAAACATATGATATTGGTAACCTGAATATTGTCACGCAGGGGCAAACAGGTACAGCGAACTTTGGTGAGTTGCATGTCCGCTACAGATGTCGGCTTCGTAAGCAAGTGCTTGAGCCGGCTACTGTTGTGGGGGGTGCGCTGCATTTTAGCAGCATTGCTCCGACTACAGGTAATAATTTTGCGTTGGCTTCGCAACAGGCTGGAGGTACACCCAGTCTGGCAGGTATTACTTTGGGGGTTAACACAATTGTGTTTCCACCAGGTATTCCCGGTAATTACCTTATCGTAGTGCAAGTGGCGGGTTCTACCTCTGCATCACCAGTGTCTGTGGTTTCTTTTGGAACGGCCACGGGACTTAACCTGTTCACCCAAACAGGTGTGCGTGATGCAGTCGATGGCGTTGTTTCTAACGCTGGTACTACCACTTCTCCGGCTATGTTTGACGTCGCAGTCAGCATTCCAACAGCCGGCGCCACTATAACTTTAACCCCTTCGACTTTGGTTGGGGGGAATGCGCTAGATGTTTTCATTATATCTCTG